CATAACCGTTGCGCAACCGCATACAATCGTTCTGTTATCGTAGCTGTATGTCGTGGTCGGCAGTTCGCCGTCCTCGCCGCGCAAATCGAAATTGAAAGAGCACACTATACCGTTTTCGCACCCGAAAAACAGATTATCGCTAAACGAGCGCAAAACAACGGCTTTTCGGAATTGTCCGCCCGTATAATTGCCCTTTGTCTCGCATAAATAAGCGTGTCGCTCTACCACGTTACCCGAATCGTCTTTTACCTCATAAATGACATAAGAGACACCCACGGTATAGTCCGTTTCTCCGATATGCACCGTTATAGGCTTAGAAAAAATCTCGATGTCGGTATTGCCGTAACGGTCGGGCTCGTTCACGATTTCGCCGCATAGATTTCTGGGCTCGTCGTTTACCGAGTTTACGCTTTCCGCAAGTTCAAGCTCGTACTCCTCGCCGTCATACTCAACCGTTGCGCCCACAAGCTCCTCGTGCAGTACGCTGGCGTACTTATACTCCCTGTACTGATTATCCCAAGTACCGATGTTTTCAAGGTAGTACCATTCATATTGCATAGCCCCCGTCTCGTCCTGATACCGCTGTCTGCTATCGGCAAGGAATATTCTGCCGTCCGTCAGAACGCACAAATATCCGCCCCATTCTTCAAGCGACACCTGCGACAAATCGGTGTTTACAAGCCGAGTGTCGATAAGCCTGCTCCGATGTTCGTTTGAACGCTCGGAGGCGATTTTTAACTGCCCCACGCCCTCTACGCCGAGACGCGAGATAAATATAGGGTCGTCAAGGAAATTGCAACACGCGCCCATACAGCCAAGCCCAGACAAGCCTTGCACGGACGGGTAAATACGCGGCATAAGGTGTAAATTGCTGTCCGTCGCCGTGTGAAAGTAAATCGCGCTGTCCTGCTGGGTGTCGCTTTTGAGTACCATAAGCGTATCGGAGACGCACATAATACCCGTGATGGGCGACATACCCACGCCGTCCTGTACATAATTCAGAATCCCGAAATACGACGGGTCGGCATAGCCCGTGCTATTCCTGCCGCAGAAAAAAACGTAGTTGTGATAATCTGGATTGCCCGTGCAAAACACCCTGCCGTCATAGGTCGTGCACAGCGTACATTTCGTTATGAGCTCCGTGATATTGCTCATATTGTCTGTTACGCCGTCTATGGATTTGAACACTTTGGAGGCGGTTATTTCAACGCCAGCGTAGCCCTGCTCATACTTAGAGCCGTCTGCTCGTGATGTGTTTTCAGGCTTTGCAGGAGCCGTCGAGAGCGTTATTTTACCGTTCGCCAAATCCACCGTATAAGCGGTTATATCGGCACCGTAAACCTTTACCGAAACGACGGAATCAAGCATATTCTCGTTCATATAAAAGTCTTTCGTCGTGCCATCGGCAACGAAAGTATGCTTAAATCGCGGCGTTAAAACATTGCGCTGTTCGTACTCCGTGCCTGCGTTCGCGTTTTCGCCAGACGGTATGATGTTTATGTAGGTCGTAGGCACATATACAGGGTGCTTGTCGCCATAGTTCACAACAGGCATAATGTCCGTGCCGTCATACACAAGATAGTTTTTACCGTCTATGATATAGAGCAAATTATTGAATATAAAATACTCGCTCCTGTGCTCGTTCATAGCCGAATAAAGCAGGTCTGCGCTGGTCGTTATACCCTCGTAATACTCAATCTCTAAAATGTCTCCCTCTCCCACCTCAGAGCTCGTGAGAGACAGCGTTTTAGTCGTCTTATTGAAAGACGAAACGCCCGTAATATTCGAGCCAGATTGTAATTTTACGCTTATTATCCCCTCGCACTTAAAAGCAAGGTTGATGTTGTAAGTGTAGAGCGTAACGCCGCCCACCTCGTTGCTTTGAGTGGGCTCAGGAGCGGAAACAGCCTTAGTCGTCGGTATATTTATCGAATACGGGTAATCGTGCCACAGGTAGAGTTTTTTGCCGCTATGCACAACAACACGCTCTGCGCCGTTAGCCAGCTTTGATTTGAAATAAAAAATACCGTAAATCTCACGGTTAGGCTCCGTAACCTCTGTTGCGGTAGCTATACCGCTTGAATTTACGGTAATCGTCTGCGAGAAATCCGCCCTGCGCCTGTACCCTGCCATCGTTTCCAGAGCCTCGCCCTGTCCGCTCTTATAGTCCTTGTACATATTGACGAGATAAGCGAGGCGTGAGGCGTGTACCTGCGTATGGTCGTTAGAAAAATCAACGCCCTTAAAATTCCCGTAGTGCCTGCTGTATTCGGTTACAGCTTTACTTAAAACGCCCATACTTACCACCCCGTTTTATTGCGGTAAACGACAGGCTTTAAGTTCTTTTCTCTCGCCATAATTTCCGCAACCTGAGCGTTATAGAGCGTCAGGTAATACTCAGCCTTTGTCGGCTCGTCGTCCGCCCAGATATAGCTTGCAACGAGATTAGGCATTAAACAACAAAGCTCGCTGTCAAGGTCAATATTAGTCTCCTCCATATCGTCGTTTAACGAGAGCTGTTTATTTTGTCTGTTATACACCACATCGTAAACGCCTTTAATGGACGCAGGGATAAGGATTTTACTTGCACCCTCTACAAAGTAGTCGGTATTCAAGATAAAGCCCTTATCCCTCTGTGCGTCCGTAATCGGAGGACACACAAACGACACAAAATCGTCTGTGAGGCTGGCAATATCATAGGAGATGTATTTACTGAACGCAGGAATGCTCTCAGGGTCTGCCGACAGCAGGCTCCCGTACATAGCCACATTTTGCACCCAATAAATATAATCCCCTGAAAATTTGATACGGACTAAGCCAAGATACGGCTTATCCCCGTCGAGTATCAAACCTCTGTATTTTTCAAACTGACCTTTTTCGGAAACAAGCTCAACCGCTGCAAGCGTCTCCCAAGTCTCCCCAAAGTCAGTGCTTTTTTCGATAGTTGCTATACCGTTGCCGTTACACTCAAAAAAGTAGCTTTTTGCGCCATCGGTAGAAAAAATAAGAGCCTCGTCGTCTTTACATACAGGCTCGTAAGTGCTTTCACTCAGCTTATTTACAAGCGGAAAATGATTGAGTTTATAAACCGAGGTAGCAGGTCTTATGCGGTTAATCTGTACAATCGCTCTGTTTGCCGCAAGAATAAAGCCGTTTATTCTGTCGCTTTCAATCTCCGTCTCAAAACCGAGCTCCGCCACAGCGTCGTACAATTCTTTTAATGTCATAGCATAACCTCCTCGTAAGAATAAAGCTCGGGACAAGGCTTGCGTCTCATAACCGCAAGCCCGTCCAAAGCCAATACGCCCCGTAAGAATATTTTACAGGGCGTATTTGTCGAATTAAAGAGCTGACGCGCCCGATACGCTTTCGCCGTCAACGGCAAGGAGCAGGTGTTTCCACGTCGTGAAACCGATACCAAAACGGCAGTACCCGTTCCAGATAAGGTTACGGGTATGTTCGTCGATATAGCTCCTGATGTCGAGAGCCACGCGGTTGTAGAACATCGAGCCCATAAGTTGCTCGTTCGCCTCCGACGACATAAGCATAAACCTGTCGTCTTGCGTCTCCCAGCCCGAAAGAATGACGATAGTCCAATTTCCGTACTGAGTGTTGATGTCGTTGTAGTCCGTTCCCGTAGTTCTCTCCGAGCCGATAACCTTTTTGGCAATCTGTTCGAGGTCGGGTCTGTTGCACGGCAAAATGAGCGTGTCGGGCACATATTCCAGCGTCTCGCCGTTCTCGTCCTTAAAGTTGCGCATTTTGTTTGCGAGCTGTCCGAGAGCCTTTTCAAACGCGGCGGTGTCCGCGCAAATCCCTTTCTTAAAGAAAAAGTTGCTCTGCGTCTTGCTTTTGAACTTGTCTTGTTTGAACGGGTGCGCCGAATGGAAAACAGGCTTACCGTCGCCCGTGGTGAGGTCAACGAGTGCCTTGTTGAATTTACCCTCGGAATCGGTCGCGTGTGCGAGAGCCCACGCCGCGAGCTTGGTACGGGTCTTGTAGTACGCACGGACAAAGCCCTTAGGCTTTGCTTTCATATTTGTACCCATACCAAATTTTGCGTCGTCCGCCATCTCCTTTGTGATGGTAAACTCTTTCATAAAGGCGATATGTTCAATCGTCTTTTTGAATCCGAGTTCGATGTTGTCATTCTCCGCACCATCGCCCTCTTTGGTGCTCTGGAACGTGTCGAAATCGGTCTGCCCGATAACCGTCTCTGCGTAACGGTTGGATTTTTCGACATTGAAAAGTACATCGAGCAGGGTCTTTTTCTTTTCGAGCGCATTGCTCTCGTTCTGGATAAGTGCCTTAATCGGGTGTTCAAACTTACCGTATAAAGGGTCGTTTTTGCCCGACAGCTTGGAAAATACGATAGCCATTGTGTTTTGTTCCTCCTGTTTACTCTACGATAACGGAAACATAGTCTCCGCTCTCTTTGTTGGTGTTTGCGTCTTTTGCGTCAACGACGGTACAAACGCCGCTCGTAGTAACATCGGTTACGCCGAGCGCGTCCGCCGCCAGAGCCAGCTTGGAGCCGACGACGATTGCCTTTGCCGTTTCGGAAAACGTAACGGGTACATCGAATACCATATTGCTGGCAATTCGATAGCAAGGCAGGTCTTTCTGACCGCTTGCAGGTGCCGTGTAGTCCGCGAGCGAAATGTGCGTAGGCTTGCCCGTCGCTTTGGTGAGCTTGCCGCCCGAAAGCACAAGAGCCTCGCCCTCCGCATAGGTCTCGCCTGCGGTAGTGGGTAAGGATTCCGTTTCGGGTACGTTAATTCTGCCGTTGATAATCTTAATGCAGTTAAACATACGATAAAAATTCTCCTTGTGAAATATTAAAGCGATTGTTTATAGAGTTGCTTAATCTCTTTTTCGGTCTTGTCGGGGAATAGGTCTTTCCACTCCCTCATAACCTCTTTCGGCATAACAACATTGTCGCCAGAGGCTTTTTTCGTAACGGCGGAGTTCAGATGTTCCTTGCCGCCGCTCGCCGCTTTCTGCTGTGCCGCCGCCGCTTGCTTGGTGCGCACCTTGTCGCCGTTTACGGCAAGGTAGGCGGTCTTAGGCGCAACGCCGCTGTCTCTGAGCTTGCCGAATTGCACGAAATCCGCAAAACTGTCGAAACAGTCCGCGATGTGTTTGTTTTTGAGCAAGTCAGGAAATGATTTTTTGAGTTCCGAAAGGTCGCTTGCCGCCAGCTCCTCAAACTTTTGCTGTTTTGCCTGCCGTTCAGCCGCCTGAGCCTCGGCGGTCTCTGCCCTGCGCTTGCGATAGTCCTCTAAGCTCACGCCCTCGGATTCGGCATTGGCTTTCTCCAAAGCCTCCTCCACGGAGCCGTCAACATTAACGCCCATCTTTTGCAGGGTCTCTTTGCTCAGATTGCGCACGTTGCTAAGCTCGGTGTCTCGCGCCGCAAGCTGTTTGCGCAACTCGGCAATTTCAGCGTCCTTTGTGTCCGTAGCGGATTCGTCGGCGGCGGCAGTCTCGTCCTTGTCGGACTGTTCGCTTTCGCCGTCCTCGTCGTCCGTCTCGTCGCTTTCGTCGGTCTCGAAATCGTCCAGCTCGTCCTCGCCGTCGTCAGTCTCTGCGTCGTCCATTTCCTCGTCGTCAATATCCGTGTCGATGTCCTCGTCTGAGTCGCCGTCAAGGTCGTAGCTCTCGTCGTTATCGAGCTCGTCGTCTATATCGTCAAGGTCAATGTCGTCGTCTTTTACGATTTCTTTTGCCATTTATGAATCCTCCGTGTTGTTGATATTCTTTACTTTTTTTTGCCGTCTCTCAGGTCGGAGCCCTTAACTACGTCAGCCTTGGGCTGGTCTTTCACGGGCTTGGGAGCCCTGATTACACCGCCCTTATTGGTTGCGTAGGGGTTGCCTTTATGATTCGTGTTACTCATAACCGATAACCTCCCTGTAAGTATTTTTTATAGAAAGAGCCCCATATCCTGCTGGAAAGGATATGAGGCTCAAATCTCTTGGATATTGGCACTAAATTATGATTGGGATAAGGAGCTTATTGCCCCTCGTGTTTTGCGTCTTGCTTTTGGGCGCGTTTTTCAATATGATTCTTAACGCTCTCGGTGATGGTCGGCTTTAACTCTTTTACGATGTCCGATATAATAACCGAGCCGTTCTGAATCCCTTTACCGATTCCGCGAACAACATCATCGTCCGCAGTAACATTGATTTCCGCTTGTATGCCAAACACTTTTTTCATACTGTTGCCCTCTTAATAACTGCCGCAAACTTTTTCGTCGGGCACGTTAAGCTCTTTATCGGTTTTACCCCAGATTACGAGCCTGTGCTGTAAAATCTCCGCGTATCTCTGCATTACGTTTAACTGTTCGCGTAGCAAATCACGCATACGAAAAGACAGTTTTGCCTCTACGATTTTCTTGCTGTAAAGGAACGTAGACAGTTTAACAATCTTTTCGTTGAGCTCGTCAAGCTCCTGCTCCACTCTTTCCTTTGCCGCGTCTTTGTTCTCCATAGCGTCCTCCTGTTAATCTGCTTTTATCGTGTAAGCTCTGCCGCAGAATTTACAAACGACGGTTATACCGTTACACTTACTGCCTTTTGTGAATCCGACTGCGTGAATCGTTTTCTTGCAATGCGGACAGGTAGGCTTTTGAATTTCCGTGTTTTTAGGTATTTCGGTCAACGTAATACTCATAAATACTGCTCCTTTTAGCTTACAATCCCTATTATAAAGCATAATTAACTCAAAATTGTACCCAAAAATTCCTACTCCGCCATTTTTCGCTTGCAATTATACGGTACCATATCTCTTGCAAAA